CTTATCCCAATCCCAGTATTTTATGATTTGGAAAGTAAAAAAATATTACCTGATTCACTTCCAAAAGAACTACGTGACGAATATAAAGATATTACTTTAGATGTCTAAAAAACAGATAAAAGATATTTGGGGGTGGTTGAATGAAATCACCCTCTATAAAACCCCAATTGAAAATATCTCCGAGGAATCGTGGGATAAATGGAACTCTTATATGATACATCGATATGTATCTATGAATATAAACTATATTGAAATAGCAAATTATATTCAAACTATACCCTACGATAACAAACAACAAATATATCAAATTTATAGAGAGATGATTCCAAAACAAAAAACGTTCTTGAAATATATCAAGTCAAGAACAAAGAAACAGCCTGCTACATTGGTAGAGTATGTAGCAAAACATTTTGAATGTAGCTTAGGGGAAGCAGAAGAATACATTGACATACTCCGTGAAAATGGAACTAGAAGAGTACTATACGATATGGGAGTAGAGGACAAAGAAATAGACAAGTTATTGAAAAAATGAATAGAGAAATTAAGATTACAGATTCAGTTGTAGATTCAATTATAGACAAATTTGTTGAAAGAGCTACTGTAGGGAAAGCAAAATATGGAACAGATTTAGATAGACAAGACTTATCTTTAGAGGATTGGCTCGAACATAGCCTACAAGAAAAAATGGACGATATTCTATATATCCAGAAAGCTCTAAAAACATTGCGTGAATCAAAAACTCCATAATATTTATCATAAATGAAAAATAAGGGAATATACGAAAAGGCAGCTATTAATTTCAACGAAAAAAAACGTATGAAAAAATTAGCAGGTATTCAAGAGAATAAAAAAACATTATCCCCCGAATTTAAAGAAAAAATAGATCAATTAGCTATTAATAGTAGAAAAGATTTAGATGGAATTAAATGAGGAAAGTAGTGATTTTGTTTATTTAGGAAAACGAATAGACAAAGCCTTAGATTATATTCAAAATAGTAAAACTGATCTACTAGATTGGTTTAAACAATATGTTGAAATTCCTTACCAAGATATAATGTCTGGGGAACTAGATTTAGAAGAGGAAGATTATACATTTGATTATTTAGATTCCTTATTAGATGATTTTGAAACTAAATTTAATATTATATTAGAAAACCAAAAACAAATGACACAAGAACAACTACGCATGCAATTTCTTTCAGGTGTAATCACAGAAAGCGAATACAAAGTAAAATTAGAAGAACTTAACTCAACTGAGGAAAAAAATTCATTAAACGAACACTACGTTGCAGGAGGAATTGTAGGAGTTGGAGCAATTAATAACCCATTTGAAGGACGTAAAAAAGAAGTATACGAAGATGCTTTTGAATACTTTTTGAACTCAAAATATGAGTTAAATGAAGGTGAAGAAAAAGAAGAGGATGAAGAAGAAGAGGATTTAGACGAAGGTAAAGAAGTAGAAGAACCAAATAACTACTAACATGAACCCAAGAGACACAGTTAAATTAGACATACCTTTATTCATTCGTTTACTCGAATATGCTAGAGAGGATGCAAAAGACGATATGGATCTGCACCGCATAGCAGAAAACGCAATTGACTTGTCTCGTTTAGGTGGAACCTTAGGGATGATCGATTACGAAAACATAGTTGGACCTCAAGAAAACATTGAAGAAATTAAACTTTGGCAATTAAGAGCCGGTATTATAAAATAATTCAAAATACGGCTTAGGACCGTTTGCTAGTTATAGCAAGAGAATACTTTTATCGCTATCAAGATATTCTCAAGAAAGCTTGCCTTTGGCAGGCTTTTTTTGTATCTTTATATTATGACCAAAAAGAAACTACCTTCCATATTAAAGGAAATCAAAACCAAGGTTTTACCCCAAATTGACTACGCAACTCAAAAGTCCATTTCATACTCTCAATTATCAATGTTCAATGATTGCCCTAAAAAATGGTCACTCCAATACAAAGAAGGATTTAAACAATTTACCTCCTCCATCCATACTGTTTTTGGAACTGCATTCCATGAAACACTCCAGCATTACCTAACTATATATTACGAAAAAAGCGGAGCAGAAGCAGATAAAATCAACACATCTGAAATGCTAAAGGAGCGAATGAGAGAAATATATAAAGAACAATACAAATCAAACAATAACCAACACTTTGTATCCCCAGATGAACTTAGAGAATTTTACGAGGATGGAGTTGAAATTATAAGAGAGTTAGCTAAAGACAAAAACAAATATTTTGGTAAACGAGGATGGCATTTAGTGGGGTGTGAAATACCTATTGTATTAACCCCACACTCAAAATACCAAAACGTATTGCTTCAAGGATTTATTGACGTTGTTTTATATCACGAACCAACAAACAAAATTAGAATTATAGATATTAAAACATCATATAACGGTTGGAACAAAAAACAAAAAGCGGACGAAAATAAACAATTCCAACTTATAGCATATAAAAAATATTTTTCCGAAATTTACAATATACCACTAGAAAATATTGAAGTTGAATTTTTAATTGTAAAACGTAAAATATTTGAAAGCGAGCAATTCGTAATCAAACGTGTACAAATCCACAAACCAGCAGCAGGTAAAGTAAAATTAAATCGAGTTGCAAAATCAATAGAAAAATTTGTAGAACAAGCATTTGATTGGAATGGTTTTAAACAAGTAGAACATCAACCTAAAATAAATGGTAATTGCAAGTATTGTCCTTTTTACAAGACTCACTTATGTTCTGCGACCTACTAATATACCGCCATATGTATATACGATAACATAAAATTAAAAACATATGAGTGAAAAAAACCAACAATTAACATCCGTAAAAATTGATACGGACCTATTCGACAAATTTAAAATCGAGTGCATCAAGCGTAAATTCTCGTTTCAAAAACTAAGTGAGCGAGCAATTCATCTTTACTTAACAGACGAGGAATTTAGAAAAAAAGTTCACAACCACAACGACTTAAGTATAGGAGAATAGAATGCGATTAATGAAACTATTGGGAAATATCATAAAAGAGTCCCAAGAAAGAAATTTAAATGAATATGAAGCTACTTGGTATGAAGAAAGTAGATATATTCAAGAATTAGCTAATCCCGAAATGGCTTATGATTTTGAAGAGATTAGTGAAAATGAGTGGATATTTCAAGATAAATATGGAAATACTATTGGAGTAAGATTTAATCCAATCAATAAATATTTTGAAACTTTTTACATAGTTAAAAATTTAAAAGGAGAAGAAATCAGGGTATTTGATTACCAAAAAGTAAAAGATCAAGTTGACCCAACTTCATTCCAAGGTGGTTCAGATGATAGAAGATCCGATACTTGGGTTAAAATTTTAAGAGATGAAATTGTCCCTAGATTTTTAGCTAATAAACTCTCAATGATTAAAATTCACCCAATAGATGAATATCGCTTTAACATATTTTGGAAAGCAGCAGAAGTATGTAAAGAGAAATATCCATATCTAGAAATTAAACAATTTGGAAAAGAAATATTGATTTTAAATAAATAACTTGGAAAACAAAAATTAATTTTTTACATTTAAAAATAAAATAAAAGTTACATGAAAGAAAAATTTGGTTATTTACCTCAAAACAAGAGGAAAAAAATTCTATTAATTTGCGACGACATTAGAGTACACTCGGGTGTAGCAACAGTTGCGCGTGAATTAGTTTTAAACACAGCCCAACATTTCAATTGGGTTAATATTGCAGGAGCAATTAATCATCCAGAACAAGGAAAACGCTTTGATTTATCAGCAGATACAAACACCAACTCGGGTATAACAGATGCTTCTGTTTTCTTATATCCGGTAAATGGTTACGGTGATGCCGATTTAATCAGACATATGATTGAATTGGAAAAACCAGATGCAATTATGCTTATAACGGATCCAAGATATTTTGAGTGGTTGTTTATGATTGAAAACGAGATCAGAAAACACATACCAATCATTTATTTGAACATCTGGGATGATTATCCAGCACCGTTGTACAACAAAGCATTTTACGAGTCGTGTGATGCATTACTTGCAATTTCAAAACAAACAAAATTAATTAATGAACTTGTTTTAGGTGAAAAAGCAAAAAATAAAGTAATTGAGTACGTTCCTCATGGTTTAAACGAAGAGCATTTTTATCCGATTGAAAAAGCAGATGAATTAACAGAATTAGAGATATTCAAGAAAAATTTGTTTTTGGGAGAAGAAAAAGATTTTATAGTATTTTTTAATTCAAGAAATATTAGACGTAAACAGATTCCGGATACGATGCTTGCGTTTAGATTCTTTTTAGATACATTGCCAAAAGAAAAAGCAGAAAAATGTGCTATGGTTTTACATACCGAAATAATTTCGGAGCATGGAACTGATTTAGAGGCAGTTAGAAAAATATTATTCCAAGATTATCCAAACGCAATTTATTTTTCAACAAATAAATTAGACCATAGACAACTAAACATGTTGTATAACATTGCGGATGCTCAAATTTTATTAACATCAAACGAGGGTTGGGGCTTATCATTAACAGAAGCAATTTTAGCAGGAACTATAATTATAGCTAATGTAACTGGTGGAATGCAAGATCAAATGCGATTTGAAGACGAGTATGGAAATTGGTTTACACCAACACCAAAATTACCTTCAAACAATACAGGTAGATTAAAAAATCATGGTTCATGGGCATTTCCGGTTTATCCAACAAATCGTTCAATTCAAGGTTCACCTAAAACACCTTATATTTGGGATGATAGATGTACAGCAGAGGATGCAGCCGCTCGTATATCCGAAGTATATGCAATAGATAGAAAAACAAGAAAAGAACTTGGTAAAACAGGAAGACATTGGGCTTTAAATGAAGCTGGTTTAACTGGTGAGCATATGGGAGTTAGAGCAATTAACGCGATAGATCAATTATTTGACACGTGGACTCCACGCTCAAAATATGAGTTAATCAACTGTAATGAAATAAAAGAAGATACAATTAAACACGAATTATTATACTAAAATTATGAGCAAACCAGTTTTTGTAATTAGTTGCCCAATTGACACTTATAGTGGATATGGAGCACGTTCTAGAGATATAGTTAAAGCAATCATTGAACTAGACAAATATGATGTTAAAGTTTTACCTCAACGATGGGGTGCAACACCTAAAGGATTTATTAAAGATAATCCCGAATGGTCATTTTTAACACCACATATTTTATCCTCACCTCAATTAAATGCACAACCTGAAATTTGGATGCAAATTACAGTTCCAAATGAATTTCAACCAATTGGAAAATACAACATTGGTTGTACCGCAGGAATTGAAACAACAATTGCCCCAGCAGAATGGGTTGAAGGATGTTCACGTATGAATTTAATTTTAGGTTCCTCAAAACATACAATTGAGGTACTTAAAAATAGCAAATTTGAAAAACGTGATCAACAAACAAACCAAACGGTAGGAATGGTTGAGTGGAATGGAAATAGTGAGGTTATATTTGAGGGAGCAGACATTGAAACATATAAACCAACCAAATCAACTTTTGATTTATCTTCAATTAAAGAGGAATTTGCTTATTTATTTGTAGGTCATTGGATGCAAGGACAATTAGGTGAGGATAGAAAAAATGTAGGATTACTTGTAAAAGCATTCTTTGAAACATTTAAAAACAAAAGCAAAAAACCAGCGTTAATTTTAAAAACATCTCAAGTAGGATCCTCTTATATGGATAGAGATGAACTATTAAAGAAAATTAAAGCAATTAAGGATACTTGCAAATCAAATAACTTACCTAATGTTTATTTACTACATGGTGAATTTACAAACGAGGAAATGAATGAGATATATAATCATTCAAAAGTTAAAGCAATGGTTAATTTAACTAAAGGAGAAGGGTTTGGTCGTCCATTACTTGAGTTTTCTTTAGTAAACAAACCAATCATTACAACAAATTGGAGCGGTCATATTGATTATTTAAATCCTGAATTTACAACGTTATTACCTGGTCAATTAACAAATGTACACCCGAGTGCGGCAAATAATATGTTACTAGCTGAATCACAATGGTTTTCTGTTGATACTGGACATGTTGGACACTATTTAAAAGATGTATTTGAAAACTATAAAGGATATGCAGACAATGCAAAACGACAAGGATTCCAATCAAGATCTAAATTTTCGTTTGATGCAATGAAAGAAAAATTGGATACTGTATTCACTCAACGTATACCTGAGTTTCCAAAACATGTGCAACTGCAATTACCAAAACTTTCCAAAATAGAGCTTCCAAAACTCAAAAAAGTAGAAACAAATGAAACTCAGAAGTTATAACTATAAAAATTCTTTAAAACAAGTTATTAAGGAGGAAATTCAAAAACAATTATCTTTACAAGAAATATTTGACTCATCCCCTTTTAAAACAGAATTTATATTTTTTGATTCTGGGCATGAAATTAAATGTGAACCTTTTAAAGATAACCAAGAAAACAATATTCAAGTTATATTTCACAAATTAAATAGTGAATTCTATGAAATAGATTTTACGGTAAATGGAAGTAGTTATGAAAATTTAGATATAAATTATTCTCTTAAAGAATATACTTCTTTAATATCAACAGTATTTAAATGTATAGAGCAGTTCATAAAAGAATATTTTCCTAAAGGATTATATATAGAAGGTGAAGATAGTTTTACAAAAGAAAATATAGGAAAAAAAGGACAAAAGAACGCGATCTACAAATATGCTTTAAAAGGTATAGATATTCCTCTAAACTATACTTTATTAACCAATGAAAGTGGAGGGGTGCAAATCTTAAAAAAATAAAAATATGCAACACGAAGAAATAATTAATTGCCCCAAATCAGGAGGTGACTTATGTTACAAAACACAGGTTACCCCTGATATTTCAAACTACATGAGTTTGAGCTGTGGTTTTTGGACCAACAGTTTAATGAAAGAAGGTGAAGAATTCTATGAAGTACAAATGGAAACTTTACCTGAATTGTATAAAGATTTATCTTGGGTAGATGAAAAAACAGGATTAACTTGGATCCCAAACACAATTAAC